CAATCAATAAATAATCAATTAAAACAGCGGATGGAGTAGTAGCCGCCAACGGGTTAAAGGTTGCCGTGACAATATTGCCGGGATAACGCAGACCCATTGTTAACCCCGGTTAAGTAATAGCTTCAAAAGTTGCGGTGAAAGTTAGAGCATTTGCCGTACCTGATGCTACGACGATACCTTGGTTTTCACTGAGGTATAGAGAATTTGTCTTATCCATAACAATCAAAGTAGCGTTAGGCGGAACACTAATTTGATAAGCTAAGTAAGCGCTTGGGGAAATTGAGTAGAACGTACTAGCACCAACCGTTTGAGAAGCACTGACTGTCCAAGAAAGCCCAGTACCACCAGTAATAGTAGTACCCGCAGTAAAGCCCGAACCGGTTGTATACAAAGTCTGACCGGTAGCAATCGTGCCCTGAGTAACCGAAGTTACAGTCAAAGTAGTTGTACTGATACTACCGCCAAAAATTGCAGCGGCGCCTACAATAACCGTTGCTGTAGCAGCAGATGATGTGACGTTAGCCACAGAGATTTCTGTTACTCGGTTAACTGTATTAATTGCTGGTGTTAACATCGGCAGTGAGGTGGTGCCGTTATACGTCCATGTGAACGTGTTACTTGCAGCAGAAGAAGGCGTAACGTACGCAGTATTCCCATAAATACTTAATACGTTAACGATGTTTGGGTTAGCCATTTAATAACTCCTCAGAATCCGAATATCATCGCCATTGCAATGGCTTTACCTGTTGAAACACCGCCACCAGTGCCGCCTGTTGTCCAAAGAGGTTGCCCAGCGCCATTACTTGTTAAAACTTGGCCCGCAGTACCTGCCGCAGTAAACGCATAACCTGTACCTGTGCCATACGCAATAGCGCCCGCAACTGGGGTGGCTGTGCCGTTTGTACCGCCAGAAGCAATAGGCAATGTTCCAGAAGCAAGTGTTGTGGGGCCGGTTGCGTATAAAGCACCGTTTGTAGTGAGGGCTGAAAGCCCTGTTCCGCCACTTGGCACACCAATTGGGCTGCTAAGATTTAGTGTGTCTACTTTTAAAGAGGGCAGGAACGAGAATGCTGCAAGTACATTAGTGGCATCGTTATATACAAACGATGTATCACCTGCTGGTATTGAAACCCCTGTGCCTGTAGAGTTTTTAACCGTAACAGCGTCTGCTAGGTTGTTGACAACCAAGTAGTTCTTTTGAATAGCGGGGACGATAAGGTTACGTGCCCCGCCAGATGTACCTATTAAATTCAACCGCATGTTACGAGCGGTTTGCGTTACGTTTGAATCAATTAAAGTAAGCGTTACATCAGCACTAGCAAACGTAACATCTGCGGTGTTTACTATAGCTTCTTCAAGCGCAGTACCTAAGTTGACGTTGGTAGTAGCACCCCATGTACCTGACTGATCGCCATCGCCAATTAATTCGACTTTTAGCGGGCTATATGTACTTGGCATTATGATCTCCGATTTTGGTCAGTATTTATCAGGGTCCAAATATTAGGATACGTTGTAACGCCATCACCCATTTCTGAGGTCGCAGTTGCGTACACGCCAGTAAGCGTAATTGCTTGGCCTGAAGCGATTATCACAGAGTTTAAAAGCGCGTCAGCTTGCAGCCCTGATACAGAAGTAGTAGGGCTAAATACTAAATATGAGCTAAACGGTGCGCCAGAAAAGCACGACAAGCCAAACATAAGAATCCTTTAGCGGGGCCGAAGCCCCGCGTTTCCCTACATTAGTACGCGATTGCGTTACCTGTTGTTGCTGCAAGTTCCATCCACTCGACGTTAACGGTCAAGTTAATTACACCAGCAGCACCCATAAGCTGCACGTTGTTGATGATGAACCCTTCATTCTGTGCAAGGATCAATGGGTAATCACCGGGTTGATGCTGGAAAACAGGTGTTGCTGTAAGTACAGTACCGACCGCAGTTGAAGCGCCTTGTACAAAACCAATTGCTTGTGTATCAAGTGTACGAGTACCTGCTGTGTTTGCACCCGTGTTAGCGATCATAATCTGACCACCACCAGCAAAAGCCGAAGTAGGCATTACTGTACGAAGCTTGCCAGTGTTAGTCTGTGTAAATGCAGCAGCAGTACCACCAGTATCTGAAGCGGTCCACTGACGAGCAATCTGCATTGAGTACTGCAAAGACTGTGCAGTTGTAAATGCGGTTGTCGTTGCGTAACCAATTTCAACACGACGTACCATGCAAAGCAGAGTCGTAGTGGCTGGTGCCCAACGGAAAGAAAACACCGTACTACCAGCAGCCGCAGTAGTGAGCGCACCGGAAGTTAAGCCCATGCTATATGCACCTAAAATTTCAGGTGGGTGGTCAGAAATACGTGCTGCTACAAAGGTCGGATCGACCGTTAAAAGGGTGGTGCTCGAAGCGCCCGATTGAATAATTGCCATGTTAAAAGCTCCTAAAATTAGCCGAGAGTGTATGCAAAAGTGCGGCCCCCAGCTATATAACCGGGGCTTGCGTCAACATAAACAGTAATGGTTCCGTTCGTCAAGCATTGAGCGAAAGCATTAATACTGTCCATTTCTAGTTCATCCCCGCCCTGCGGTAACAACGCCACAGGAACAGAGAAGCCAGAACCGATACCGCCCAAGTTAGCTGTGGAAGCGGATAAAGTATCACCAACGACGTATCCTGTACCAGTACCGTTAACCGGGAGAGTAATAGACGTAACCGCGCCGCCAGAAATTACAATTGTAGAGGCAGTAGCTGTAGTACCTGTGCCCCCAGTTAAAGGCACGTTTGTATAAGTGCCGTCGTTATAACCTGAACCACCAGTAATAACACCTAAACCCATAATCCTAGTTGCGTTAATAACATTAGGTATGGCTGTTATTGTGATGATGTTAGACGTTGTTGCTAAAGCATCTGAAAATGACGCGTAAAAATTCTGTAAACCACGAGAGTTATTAGCCGCGCCTAACTGACTTACACCTAAAGTTACGGTACTTGTACTTATCGAAGAAGTTTGAATCGTACCGTTAGGGAACTTAAACCCGCCGGTGGTGGATTCAATTATGCCCGCCGCACGTATCTTAGAAGTACCAGCGCCATCAGATGTTGTACCCACCAAAAGATTGTTTGTAGTGGGGGAGAATCGCGCTACTTCGTTAGCAGCTAATGTGCCGCCTTGGAAGAATTTTACTGACTTACCGGCAGTCGATACACCGATAGCAAGGTTAGTACTTTGCGAGTACAAATAACCATCATTAATACCTGCAATCGTAAACGACGCTAAGTTGTACGTTGAGCTATTAATACCGAAGTCAACGTAATATGTAGTATCAGTACCGTTGTCCGCAGTTAATACAAGGTCAGTAGACGCACTATTACCCGCGCTTAAGTTTTGGTAGTTAATCTGCGAATAACTATCGACGTTACCGTAGAAAGAAGCAACAGAGTAGTTAAGCGGAGACCCCGTACCGTTGTTATTAATAACAAACGGACTATTAATCGCAGTTGTAAGTGCAAGTACGCCAGTAGTATCAAGATTGACTGACTTGGTAGATGGATACGTAACAAATACGTTTTTAGTACCGCCAGTAAACGTAACAATACTGTTTGAATTAGAAGATCGATAGACAGTCGTACGAGTAAGTACCGTACCAGTGGCGTCTAGCGTACCAAACCCTACTTCCCATTCATTAGCCGTCGTGTTTACTATCGTGTAGTACGTAGTGTTATTTGCACCAATACCGCTTGCAAATGTTTGAAACCCCGTAGCTGCACCAGCAAGCACAAACGTAGTTGCGCCGACTGACGTTGACGTTTCTAGTACACGATCATTAAGAACAAATGCCATGATTGTTCCCCTTAAGCGATACGGATAACAGCGCTAGTAGCATCAGCAGTTGGGAAGGATATAGTGAACGTACCACTTACAACCTGTTTGTCTGAGCCGAAATCAAAAACCGCTACAGCTTTGTTGCCGTTAGTAGCGTTGTATATCAATGCACCACGGCATGTGAAAGTTGCATTAAGCCACGAAGTATCTGCGAACGATAAATAAGCAGTGGTGCCACTTGACGTAGGCGATACCGAAACCACCAACGTATTACCACCAGCCGTGTAACCCGTACCTGTAATTTCATTAGACGTGGTATACACAGTTGTGGTTGGGCCTAGCGTAGCTGAAGATGTATACAACGCCATCTTGTATGTATTACCGGTACCCGCCGTAAAGTTCTGCGCTCCCGTTAATATGTCTACTTTAAAACTAGTGCAAAGAGATTGTGTGATTGCCATTTATACACCTTTTAAGTTACGGGTACGCGCACCTGCCCAGAGCGATAAGCATCTTGTTTCTCCTTACCATCGCCCAACTGTTTGTAGAGCATCATAGCTTCGTCGTATTTACCCTTATACAACGCAACCAAATCTTGCTCACCCTTCATAAACGTAATAGCTTCCATTAAAGAGCCATACAACAATACCGAGTCAAAGTTGTCACCAAGCCATGTTGTACCAGAAGTAACAATAGATTCTGGGTAATGGAAATAATGTAGCTCTACGATATACCCTGCATCAGGTGTAGGACCTAACAGTAAAGTTAGTTCGTTATAAGGCTGACTGACGTTTACGCCGGTGTTTGGCCCAAATAACGCGTAATACTCAGGAACGCCTGTTGCTGTTGGGTCTGGGTAGGCTTGACGTATAAAGCTAGGGTCTTTATTAAGCAAGTAAGACTGAGGGCTGTTATACCCAGCAGTTGTGTCTGTTAGCACCGCCAAAGAATAAACCGATAAAAAATCTAACGGTAGATTCAGATACGCAAAATCGGTAGTGGTCTGCCCGTACACATTCTTACGTAATGCAGGTGGCGAAACAGCGTTATATATACGCTGCTCAGCTTGTTTAATAAAAGTATTGACCTGCTCAGAACTAGGGATAGCGACCGTAGATATATCATCCGTGCCTGTAAAGACTGACGCTGCGAAATCATTCTCGCAGTAGGATTTAATCGTATCGAATAGTTCTGTGTAGTTCATTTTTACGCCATTGGCCCACGGCACATAGTGCCTTTAGTTGCCGCACCAGCACCACGCATCTTGATACCGTCAGTTTTTGTTTCTTTGTAGTTGCCTTTGCTGATGCCACCAACAGACGGATTAGACTCAGCCATGACCTTAGCACCGGCTGTGTACTTCAAATCCGCCTTAACCTCTTTACCACTCATGGTATGAGGCTTAGCGTACTTTTCAGCAGACTCGTTAAACTTTTTGGTAGCCATTATTTGCCCCTTGAAGAACCGCGTTGGTTCATGACTCGCGCCATGTTACGACCATATTTTTTCATGGCTTCACCGGTCACGCCACCTTTTTTGAGCTTTAGCGAAGTACCTTTACCGCCTTTATGTTCCTGAGCATCGTGCTGTTTAAACGCTTTCTTGATTAGCGCAACGTCTTGCTTTTTATCTTCTTTGTCCATGCTTTACTCCTAGGTAATAGATACCGTTAAATTTCCGACCTGTCCCTGACCTACTAAGTTGTTGGGCGTCAGGCCGTTATCGTTTGCCCTTGCACCACCTATAGGTGCCCATCCCCACTGAATAATTCGACTACCTTCACCTATAGTGCCAAAGTCAGTATTCAGTGTTAACTGCAACCCACCGAGACCAGATTGGTAATAGCTTGTGTCTGGCCTTGGTTCCCGTAGCGCCTGTGGATCATCTACCGGATACATACCTAACTGTAACTGTGGCTGATCGGGTTCCCAGCAAGTTGGGCATACTTTGATGTTAACTTGCTTAGTCTTAATCGTCAGCTTTTTTAACTCTTTCAGCTTGTAACGGAACCCACAGCGGTCACATTCCGCAATGGCATTCTTACCGCTGGCAAACCTATTACCCATTGTTAGAAAAACATCTCTCTAGGTACAAACCGAATAGCAGCCTTTTCTCTATCCTCATCAGCCGCCAACTGCCACGCTTCGTCATACATAGCCTTTAGACCCGCAACTCTATCTGGCGGTACTTCGGGTTTCTTTACCGCAATCATGTACGCCAAGCCTGCTGTCATAGCATTTAAGAACCGGAACGGAATATCCACCGCGTTAACACCCGTGCCCGCGTCGTAAATACGCTTTAGCCGCCAGTAATAAAACACGTAGTAGGGCTGTTGGGTGGTACCTTGGTCTGGTGCAGGCCAGACGTTAATCTGTGGATTCTGTGGTGTAGCACCTATTAAATCTGTAGTCTGACCACTCTGTCTATTTACCCACACCTGAATAGGGCGACCTTGCGCCAGCTTATTAGGGATAGTTGAGTATGTAGAGACAGAAATACGCGTGATATTTAAGTCAGTCTGATTCGGTCCTTGCCCAGAATCCGTACGAATAACATGCTCAAGCAGGTCAACAGTATCAATAGGCAGGTCATAAGTCACTGTACCTTGCACCAGATTGATAGAGCCTTGCTCAATAGTCCATAAGTTAATGCCTTTGTTTGCCCACTCAGTCAGCATAAAGTTCATGCTACGCCGAGCCGTACGGAAATCGTAACCCGTACGCAACTCTAAGCCGCAACGCTCAAACGCCTCTTCGAATATTTCGTTGAGGGTAGGGTTGAAACTAGTAGTAGCGGTCGTATAGGGCATGGTTATCTACGCTTTGGCGCTGGTTTAGGGGCTGGCGCAGGGGTTGGTCTTGGAGCCATACCTGACATAATCCCACCAAGACCTCGGGGCGCCTGTTGAGGCATAGGTGCTGGAGGACGCGCTTGTTGTAGCATTGGTGCTGTAGGGCGAGCCTGTGCTGCCCGTGCTTGCGCTGCCGCTTGCGCTGCTTGAACTGCTGCCGCTTGTTGCGCCTGCATTTGGGGAGATGGCATAGCACTGGGACCGGGCGTAGGAACACCTCTAAGCATCTCTGCTAGTTGTTGTAACTGCTGCGGCTGCGCCTGTGGAGGCGGCATCTGTGGTTGCGGCTGTGAAGGCGGCGTCTGTGGCAGTGACCCTAGCCGTTGAGCTAGCATCTGCGCTATTTCGGGGGGCACTTGCCCTAAACCCTGTGGTGGGGGTTGATAGTCAGGGTTAAAAGGCGTCAATTGCCCGGGAGGCATAGGTTGTCCGCCCGCAGTTGCACCTTGTCCGTTTTGTCCGCCACCAGCCATGATTACCTCATTTCATCTTTTTTAAAGTTTCTGCAAGTCTCGCACGCTGCCCCAACTTTCCGGGCTTTTTCGCAGCGGCTGCAAGTTTCTTTGCAGGGATAGGTTTGCCCTCTTTTGCGCCAAGCTGAGCACGAAGAGCACCGGGCTTCTTTATTGCCTTTTGTATCCATTTCTCAGCCATTATTTCTTCCTCGCCATACGCATGTTGTCGATAAGATTAGGGTACGGCCTACCCGCAGCCTTTGCCGCAGCTTTCGCCGCTGACTTCTTAGCAGGGCTTAACTTCTTGTGTTTCTTTGCGGGGTTGGGTTTATCCCACACCTCACCACCTTCAGCGTATTGCGTAAAGTCAGTGTCATCCCTACGGGCTTTCTTCTTACCCTTGGGCATCTTAGATGGGTTGATGTCACCCATTCCCCGAGAGGCCATCATTTTTTCTTGCCGCGAGCCATGCCACCGCCGCACATCTTGTTGCCAGCCATGACGATTTGTTTGCCCTTGGTTTTGCCTTTAGTAGCAACGCCATCACGGCTAGGAGCCGCAGTTTTTACAGCACCCATCTTAGTAGGGGCAGGGAATTTCTGTTTTGTAGCCATAACATCACCTCTTAAAAAGTTTAACTTACTTATAACCCCACATAATGCCACCGCGTGCAGCCATGACAGGAGCCTGTTGGGTCTGTGGAGCTTGCTGCTGTTGCTGAGCTTGTATCGCCGCTAACAACTGTGGTGGTATACCTTGTGGAGGCATACCTTGCTGCCCTTGTGCTATACCCTGTGGGGGCATCGCGTATTGTGGGGGCATGTTCTGCGGAGGTGGAGCTTGCATCTGTTGGTTGTACATGTCTTGCATGACATTAAACCGACCTTGCTGTGCTGCCATCTGCGCGGGAGACATTTGTTGCCCGCCGCCACCCATAACTCCATAGTCGTCACCACCAGCGTCCATCATGGTAGTTTGCGCTTCACGACTTGTAGGGCCTTGGAAGTAACCTACAGGCGAAGGCATATTTTGAGACAGCATGTTGTAGACTTGCGAATAGTTTTGCTGCTTACGCTTGTCCATAAGCTCAGCCATCTGCTGACGTTGAGCGTCTATCTGCGCCTGTCTTTCTGCCTGTACTTTTTCTTGCGCTGCCCGCTGTTTCTTCGCTAAAGCTTCTTGCTGCGCTATCGCCGCTGCTTGCGCTTCTTCAGCAGCTTTTTGCCCTTGCATTTGTTTTAGTTGTTCAACAGATATACCCTGTTGTTTAGCAACAGCAGCTAAGTCAGCATCTTTCTTACGCTGTTCCGTTTGCGCTTGAAGTTGACCTTCGTAGTCGCCGACGTCCATACCAAGTTTTTTAGCTTGGTCTGCTGTAACTTTATATTCGTTTGTTGCCGCAGTGTATTGCGGATTAACCGCATTAAACTGTTTAGTGTAGTCAGCTAAAGTAGCTGCGTATTGTTTATTAAACGCATCGTAATCTTTTTTCTGGTCAGCAAGACTAGTGTTATAGTCTTTCATCCAATTTGTTTTTTCCGCGTTTAGCGCGGCAGTCTCTGTTGCTTTTTGTTTGTTCAGATTAGCAAATTCGATTTTGCGGTCGTTTTGGTACTGCGCTAATTCTTTTTGCGCAGCAGCTTTCTCTTGCGGGTTTTTAATCGCCGCAATTTCTTTGTTCCTTTGAGCTACGTATGCTGCGGTTTCTTTGTTATGTCCGTTAAGTTGATTGGTCCAATTAAGATTAAAATCTTTTTGTTTTTGCGCAAAGTCTTTATTAAACGCATTTAAATCCGCAGTGCGCCCCGTCTGGAATGCCTTATATTCCGCGTCTTTATCAGCTTTAGTTTGCTTATGAGCATCTAGTTGACTTTTAGCCGCGTTGTACTGTTCCGTCAGTTGGTTACGCTGATCGGCTGTGTACTTTAAATTTTTAGGGGGTGCCTTTTTTTCTTCAGCAGCGGCGGCAGGAGGGCTGTTATATAAACGAACCCCATCTGCCGAATACCCGTTAAATTTATTTGGGAGTCTCACAGTTAAGCCCTCGTTTTCCCACGAATAGCTATGCCATCAGCACGGGCTGATGCGGATTTAACTTTGCCGCCTTTCTTCATGCCGAAGTTTTCTAAGTTAGAACCTACGTTGCGGCGAATACGATCTACTCGAGATTGACGCGCAGATTCTTTCATCCCTGTACCAGCAGGACGTTTTTTAAACTCCTCTGATAGGTGTTCACTCACTGTTTCTTTAACAGTTTCTTTAGGCTCAGGGCGTGGTGTAGATTTCTTAGCCGCTACTTCAGTTGTGTATTTTTTGCCGTTGTACTCAAAAGTCTTGTCACCGGCGCTGCGTGCGGCAGCAAAAGCTTGCTTAAAGCTAGAAGGCTTTTCCGCTACTTCGTTATCCTTACGCTCGTACTCAGACTCGTCAGACTTCCAGTCTTTAAACGCGTCTGATTTTCCAGCTTCATCAGTCTCGCCACCTACTGCGTATCGTTTAGTTTTGCGGTTCATTAGTGGGTCATCCTTCCCGTAAAAAAGCCAACTACAGCGGTGATAGCACTTACAGTGCCGCCAGCCATCATCAGTACCTTCCAACCACCTTTAGCCTCAGACAATGTTTTATCTATGTCTTCTAACGCTTTACGAATGGCTTTGATGTCTTCTTTCATCGCGTCCATATCGTCCTGCAAATGAGCTATGTCATTAGCATGGGTTGCAAGTTCTCTGGCAGTTTGAATATCGTCAACCATGTCAGCACTTCCAAGCTCTCAAAGATTTATTAATACGACTATTCGGATCGTTTGCTGTTTTCTTGCTCGTTAACTTCTTCTTCATCCCAGACATCCGCGCACAGAAGGAATCCTTGCGGGAACCTCCCTCTGGTTGCGGAGCTTTTAGCCCGGGTTTCCCCGGATTGGCTGCGTTGTAAGAGGCTCGCCCTTTGGCGTTCAAGCCGCCCTTGGGGTTCTTGCCTTCCTTGCGTTGCCATGCTGGTGACTTAGCCATAGAACACGGTTACAAAAGAAGCGTTAGAAAAGAAAGCATACAGACCAAACTGCGCTAGCATTCC